CTTAGCCATACCGTTTACAATTTCTTTGATCTTGCCGTAGTTATTGTAAATGGTTAAGGCGGTCGAAGTAGCGGTTGCAATTGTTCCGGCAACTTTCAGGGTTTTCGATACATATTCCTTTCCGCGATTCACATCAGTCGAGGACAACTGACTGTACTGTTTCTCCATCTGAAGACGGTTCAATCGGTTACGGAGTTCTGCATCACTCATAGACTTAACGCTCTTACTGCTATGAGCTTTACTATAGTCTTCATGAGCAGAAGCATAAGAGTTAGAAGAACTTTCTCTTTTCTTTCCGGCCGCGGTACGAGTGCCATCTTTGTTCTGATAGCGCCGGACGCCCCATTTCATGCCGATGATGCCATGATGGGAAAGTGCTGTATTATCCATTTTGAAATCCTCCTCTCATTTTTAATCAGGGTCGACTGTCACATTGATACGCCACTCAAGCTCGCTGATTTGTCGGTTGATTGCTTCCATAACAGCCGAACTCAACGGCGGGTCGAACGCCAATCTTACCTTCAGGTAGATAAAAGTTTTTACAAATTCAAGACGAGGATCATCATACAAGAATTCAGACCAGGTCTTACTTGCATCTTCGATACGGAATCCTTCTTCAGGACCGACACCGAGCTGCGTCAAGACCGAGAATGCCGAATTGATGTACATTACGATGTCCGGGTCAAAGTGCTCATACTCTTCAGCAATTCCGAGCAGCTTTTTAATCGATGTCAGTATACTATCCATATCGCGTTCTCCTTACTGCCTGACGGCTACAAATTTCTTCATACAGAATCCTTCGATGCCGGCAGCAGTGCAGACAGCGTACCAGTCATCATTGGAATCGCCCATGTCAATTTCCAATTCGTCAAGACAGGTCACAACGGTTACTACTCTGGAATCCTTAGATGGCTTTTCACGAATGTTCAGCTTCAGGCAATCAGTGACGACACCGATCACATTCCGAGCTGCATCTTCGCAAAACCCTGCTTCCTGCTCCTCGATGTTATCGGTCGATTCATCAAGAACAGAGTTTTCATAGATTTCCTTAGTCATTGAAATTTTCTCCTTTCATTATTTTCGCCAGGGACAGGTATCATTTTGTGTGCGTTGAACAGGTGGAAGAACCAGTAAGCTTTCATCACCATAGTGAATCGCATTGTGTGTATTCAACTTGGTGCAAACTGCATTCTCCGGATCGAAAACGCAGGGGCTCTGATTTAAGATATCTTCATAAGTAATCGGATTCAGATGATGGATCAATACGGAACCAAAGATTTCATAACCCGGCATACCAAGATCACAACCTTCATCCCGAATGATAATTTCATCTCGGAATTGCAGCCATTGATCCGAATGATAAAACTCTTGGTTCAACCATCGCTTAAAACCGAAAGTTTCTTTTCCAACGGAACCATCAAGCTTTAAGTAGAGAAATCGTTCTTCAAATGTCGGCAATGTAATTAACTCCGAATAGGTTTTAATACTCATCGTCTTCACCGCCTGCACCGGAATATCTCCTAAACGCTTCGAGAGCCTTGTTGTACAACTCCTTGGCTTCACTGTTGGAATTTAGATTCTTGGTCTTCGCTTCGATAAGCTCTTTCTGCTTCTCCAGAATCTCCTTTTCAATTCGTTCCTTACTGGAACCGAGCTTCAAATAATGTGTTATGACCTGAGAAGAAGCAGTTCCGTCTCTGAGCTGCTTTTCAGCACATTGAACCGCCAAAGAAATCATTAAGTTCTCTTGCGCTTCGAGAGATGTCGGTGGTCTCAATGGGCTGTTTGAGTCGGAAGAGCTTGCAGCTTTACCTTTGGGCATTAGCACTGCCTCCTCTCTTAAAAATTTGGTGCGGATAACAGGAGTTGAACCTGCACGGAGATAACCTCCAATAAATTCTGAGTCTATTGCGTCTGCCAGTTCCGCCATATCCGCATACTTGTACTGCACTTTTTATCTGAACCGATGCTCTTTTAGGTGAGAATAGGTGCAGTATTTGAAAGAACTTACAGAGCTGAATTTCCACCAATCACCGAAAGGAGAAAAGAAACATGAAAGGAGATGTTCACACTTTATGGAAAATGTCTCAACCCTGTAAGCTCGTTCAAATACTGCACCCGTGGGGTAAACCCCATTCCCAAAATATCCCTCCGGAGATTTTTTTAAGACCGCCGCGATGAGGTAGGGGGTGTGATTTTGGAGACCCCCTCCCCATGTCTTTAAGCCCTGTGGCAGCAGTGCAGATCAAGTGGTTATTTGTTTGTATTGACTTCAAGTTCAAATGTTTTCAGAGAAGAAAACAAAAACTTTATTCAAAGAGCATTAGACCTCAACCTATAGTTCAAGCCTTGTCTGCTTTTGTTGTTTTCGTTCTCTTAACTTTCTTGTAAATGTTCATGAAGTCGTAACGAATGATCTCGTCAATCGCTCTTTCAATCTCTTGATTGTTCTCTTCTTCAGAGAATTGGTCAGAAGTGTGAGCAATTCGATCGAGATAAGCGCAAGTGTTGTAACCCTTTTCTACATCGAACAGGAACCAATCGGAGAACTGTTCAAATGGATTATAAGGGTTGTCAAATGTGGTAAGGGCACAAGAACCATTCATACCAGTCACTCCTTTCAATTCAAGTAATTAGACACTGTGCTTGTTGAAATACCAAGAGCTTCAGCAATTTCCGATGTGCTGTAGCCAGAAGCATTCATTGAAGCAATCTTATTCTGCTTTGCAGTGCTGAGAGTTGTTGTTGCTCTCGGTGTTGCGCGCTGTCTAAGACTGTCAATGTCCACATTGTCGATGATTTGGGTGAGCTTGTTCTCACTAATAGCACCAGCTTGAATTGCTTCCCATTCACGGTCTGTAATTTTAATGGTTTCTCGCTTTGCGCCAACAGAGGCACGAGCCCGAGTAAGCGCCTGCTGGCTTGCTTTCTTGAGTTCGCCCTTTGTCATGTCCGGGTTATCCTGCTTTTTAGCAGCCACTACTGCATTAGCCATGGTCTGAGCCTGTCTTTCTCTGGGAGCATTCTTCAAAGCCACATTGAGTTTTGCATTTAGAGAGTCGACCTCAGCTTGATAGGTCTCTTTTGCAGTGGCAGAGTAGGGTACTTTTCCGGTGGATAGGATCTCAAGACGAGCCTGGTTGCCCAGGGCTTTCATCTTGTTAGCGTAGTTAGCATAAGCACGCTCCACGGGGGTATCAGCTTCAGATACCAGGGTATAGGCATCCTTTGCTTCAGCCATCTTAGTGCTGGGCTGAGTACGCTCTTTGACCTTGCCAGTTCGCTTATCAACGTAAACAGGGTCATCTACATCTTTCCATATGTATTCACCAGTTTTTTCGTCGATTTTTGGGCTACCTTGCCTCTTGATAATGGAAGTCTCAGACTTAGCACGGGAAATCAGAGTCGAAGCACCCTCATGGTATCTTCCATCCTCATCAACTGTACCCTGATACTTCTTTTTCAAAGAGCTGATGCCATTGTCGATCTCACTTTGCTTGTAGTCCAGCTTGTGTTTTTCGGCATCAATAACTACCATGCTATGACGAACTGCTCTTGCAAGCTCATCCTGCGTAGCTCCCTTCAAAGTCATGTCGGTAATCAGATTAGAAATGACACCCATCTCTTTCTGTGTGTTCTTCATAGGCTTGAAAGTGCCAGCAGGTTTTCCGCCATACTCCAATTTTGGGTCAAATCCTTCAAGCCCCTTCAGAGGAGGAGTGGAAGTAATCTTGACCTTGCTTTTACCAGAGTTACAGGGGATGACCATGACAGTATCACCATCAAAGTCAGCACCTGAAAGCCGTTCTGCAACCTTACTGTTAATACCGATGGCATCTTTAGGGGTGTTACCAAGGATTCTGCGAGCCTCTGCCTGCTTGTTATTCACTGTCAAGATAGGAATCTCAAAAGTTCCGCCATGCGGATAACGAACCAGAGCTACTGTTTCACCATTCTTATAATTCGGAGCATACACTTCATTGTCTTTCATCGAAGTGATAGGTAGAATCACCTGATATTTCTGACGAGGAAGAGCAGCTGCCTGAAGGTGCACAGCAGCAGAGTCACAATCATCCGCAAAGGATTTCAGTAATGATTTTTTGACCGTCGGATTTGTCAATGAACAGATTTCATCAAATTCAGCCATTTTATCAGATGCCGCCAAGTTCAGCTGTTTATTGACCAGACTCAAACTCTGCTTAGAAAGAAACTGGGAGGGGAGTTTATCCGCCCATTCACCCCAGTCGCCCTCTTCGGCACGCTTATTGATAAGGGAAAGCTGTCGTTTGCCATCAGCATCGATGTAATAGCTCTGCCCACCGGCTTTGATAAGTGAACCAAACGGATTGTCAGGGTCATCCTTGACCTTCTTCAGAACATCCGATGTCGGGGTGCCTTTTTTCTTATTGGTATTGAACATTACATCCACGCCATCAGGAAGATCATCAGAATAGACAGCCATTCCTTTCAAATATCTATTACCATCCACCAGAATGCGAACCTGAGCATAATGGGAATCACCAAGAGACAAGTCATCTACACCGCGACGAATTTCAATGACACCATCTTTCTGAATTCCGCCGTCTTCTGCATAACGGATTTTCAAGCGACTTGAATCCATACTTTTGGGATAGACAAACTTATCGAATGTCTCGCCATCATCGTGAGACACATAGTCTCTGACCGAATGAACATTCTCAAAATTATAAATCTCTTTGTGCTCTGTTCCGGGAGGACAAAGGACTTTGATGTTGGTCTGCTTACCAGGGTTTGTAACCTGAGGAACACCGCCGCCATAGATCGGGTAGCCTTCCATTTCCAAAATATAAAGAGCCTGGTTCATCTTCTCTTTCGAGATGCCAAGCTCTCTTTCGACTCCGGTTCCGACATCAATCATGCCTTTTTCCGCAATCTGTTTTTTCAGAAATTCAGCGGTTTGTTTTGCCTGGTTCATACGAGCTTCGGAGCTCTCGTTCAAAAGTGAACGAACTGAAGAATCATTGGCAAAACCCATCTTGTCAGCGATCTCATTCAGACTGTAGCCCTTAGCTCGAAGAGCTTTAGCTGTAGCAACATCGGCAGAACGGCGTTCATCCTTTGCAAGGCTCATCTGGGTGCGAAACTGTGTTGTGCTCAGCCCCATAGATTTTGCAATGGCTACTTCTCCTGTGTAGGTTTTTCCATCCTTATCGGTAAAGGTGAAATTAGACTTTTTCAGTTCTTCTACACGGGAAAGAAAATCGCCGCTGTGCTGATAAGGGTTATCACCCGAACCCCAAGGATAACGACCAGACCTTCTGGGCATACCGTAATGCATTAAAATATCATCCGTGAGACTCATGGTTTAACCCTCCTGTTCTTTGATTTTTCTGATAACCTTGTCGAAGGTGATGATTTTATCCATAATCGGAACAATATCTTCGGCAGTAGGCGTGTGATACAGAATTTCATTGTTCTGATACAGACGAAGCTCCATCTCAATTTCCGACGGCTTCACCTTGTACTCCAAACAAAAAAGAGCAGCATATATTTCAAGCTGCTCCATGTGCGCCGGTACAACACCGGTTTTCAAATCGTGAATACGAAGCGTGCCATTTCGAAACACAATCGTATCAGCAGTACCAAAACAATTTTCTGAATAGAACAGAATCTGTTCAGGCACCATGCGGAAACTGATTGCATCATTGACATACATATTCAATGTTTTCTGTGACTTGGGAAGCTTTTGCCCCAAAGTGATGCATTGGCACGCAAAGTCATGCAGAACGGTCCCTCGCTGTGTAGCCAAAAACTTTGAATAAGCATCAGCTACCTTTGTTTCATCATAGTTAATCCAATGATACTTGCTGGCACCAAGAAAAGCGTGTTGCCCTTCAAGATTGGAATGATTGTTGAAGATCATGCAGCACTTCCTCCTTGTTCTCGGGGCAAATGAATCTGGAGAAAGACATCTCGTCCATCTTGCCCACATAATATTCTTGGTTCGGTTGCTTTTTTGCACCAGCGTGTTGTTTACATTCCAGAGCAGCCCATTTGTCATTAAACAGAATAAGAAGATCGGGAATACCCTGCAAATATCCAGAGTCGCTTTTCATCACGATGCAACCCGGAAAAAGTTTCTTGAGCTCCTTGATGAGCTTCGCTTGAAATTGACTTTCGAGCATTGGCAAATGAGCCTCCTTTCATGTGATTTTTCAAAACTGAAGAGAGAATGTCTATTCTTAAAAAATAGCTTTTTTACTCCTCTCTTCATAAAAGGGGATGTAATTTTCGCGCGGCGGAAAAGCATAAAAAAAGACCGAGACACCGTTTAAGCATCTCGGTCAAATATAAAGTTGTTTGTTATCGAGCCTCTACACTCACTGGATCAAGTTCAAAGAGACCGGTATCAGAATTGTAGCTCCGCACTTTAGCCTGTATTCTTACATTGCTACCAACTTTGATATAATCAGCGAGTGTAAGTCCGTCTCCTAAATCATATACCCCAACATCCTTAAACTTAAAAGTTGGACCAGGGTTTGCAGTATTTTCATCCACATAGTTTCCAGCACTGATTAACAAATCGTATCGGGTGTCGTAATTATCGTGGTTTGTAAGATAGGTAATACAGCCATCAAACTCAATAACCTGATTCTTATAAGCCTCTGCAAAATCGGCATACGATTGATCCATATCTGCTTTAAGAGAAAGCATTGCTGCCAATTCTGGAGAATTATCTACTGTCAAAATATCAACAGCAGGCTCTTCGGTTGAAACGAATTCGCTATCTGTTTCAGAAGTTTCTTTTTCCGGGAATGTGTGATATGTGATTACGACCTCGGCATCAGCCGGATACCAAGTATCAGCAGAGTATCCAGTATCGCCATCTACAGAAACAGATTCAACCTCACCGTCTTTTGTAAGCCAACCGGTAACAAGGTCATCAAGTTTTTCAAGTTTGATGTTTGTGAATCCGCTACTTTCAAACTCGTCAACTACTTTTTGGTAGTCCTTGCCTTTTTGAATACTGGAACCTGACGGAGTTTTAGCTTCGCCTTCATGTCCCTCCGAACTACAACCTGCAATCGTAAATATCATGACTATTGCCATGCACGCTGCCAAGAACTTTCTCATCTCGTTATCCCATCCTTTCTGAGGGCATTAAAAAAGTGCGCCCCCACAACGAGAGACGCACTGAAAAAGTGTCAACCCTCATTGTTGCCACACAATCTCAATCAAGCCGCAAAGGGACAAATGAAATGAGTAAAGAGAGAAAACACTTTTTACCAAAGCAATTTTCCCTAAACGACTTGAACATATTAGATTGTGTGGCTCTTATAGTATAGCACAGCCTGAAAGAAAAAGGAAGAACTTTCGGTAAAAAGTCTTGACATTTTCGTCCGATTGTGCTATGCATTTTGGCTTCTGGTCAAATGCCCACTTTTCTCGCCTTATTTATATATTTATTAAAACTTTTTATCGCAATTAAATAAGAAACAAAAGTGGGAAAGTGGGCTTTTTTCACAAGAAAAATTTCAAATCGGCGCAAATCGGCCATTTTAGGGCAAAAAACGCCCAAAAAGTGCCATTTTCAGAAAATGCCTTCGAATTTTTCTGCCCACTTTTGGTTTTCAAAACCGGGCTTTTGCCCACTTTTTCTGGGCTTTTTTATAGAAAATTGTCCGTACACGCTCAAAAATTTTTTCAAAAGTGGGCTAAAGCCCAAATCCGTCAAACAAAAGTGGGCTAAAATTTCCCCAATTTTCGAGTATGTACGGACTCATTTCTCTCATCTCCAAACCCGTCCGTTCCGTTTATCAACCAGAATAATCCGACCTTCGATCTCGAAGTCAGCCAACTCACACAAGTAAAACAGTGTATGCAGCAGCCTATGAAATCTTTCGTCTTCTTCACGCTCAATATTCTTGAGGGCTTCATAAGCGGTCGGGTCAGAATATCCTTCGGCATTTCGTCGAGGATTAGTAGTGTTCGCCATGATGCAGGTACTCCTTTCTTCTAAGTTTGTTTCAAGATTGCTACGCCTTCTTTCAAGCTTTCCGGAATATCAATTATCCGCTGATTGCGGCTTCCTCTGAAGTCAAGATCCAACGATTTTTCAGCCTGTACAAACGGGCCGTCAACAAGCACATCAATATGTTTCAGAAGCTCGATGCCTTGCCTGTACAAGTCTTCAAAAAGATAACCAGTGTAGCACCAAACGCTAAGCCCCATTTCATGAGCTTTTTCAGCGATCAGAGCACACTGGTAAATCTGACAGAATGGTTCACCTCCGGAAAGGGTGATGCCGTCTATCCATTTTTTTCTTTTTGAAATATCATCGAGTATATCTTCGATCGACACGAGTTTTCCGCCACCGAACGGGTGAGTTTGAGGATTATGACAGCCGGGGCAATGATGAGGACAACCCTGTGTAAATATCACATATCGGATGCCTTCTCCATCGACAATGGACTCCGGCTCAATCCCCGAAATTCGAATCAACTTCATGCTTGACACGATCTCGCTCCTCCGCACGCTTAGCGTCATTCCACTTATCAAGAGTTCCGACCAAATATCCAGTGATGCGACGAATGCGTTCGAACGGAACTCCATCGGCCTCGCTCCGTCCGCAGCAGGGACAGGTGTCATTGATAATACCGTTATAACCGCAGACAGGATCTCGGTCTACAGGATGATTGATGCTTCCGTAACCGATGCCAGCTTCTTTCATGTGTCTTACGACTCGCTCGAAAGCTGCAAGGTTCTTGGTCGGATCACCGTCGAGTTCTACATAAGAAATATGACCGGCGTTGGTGAGAGCATGGTACGGAGCTTCAATGTCGATTTTCTTAAGAGCCGGGAGATGATAATAGACCGGAACATGAAAACTGTTGGTGTAGTATTCACGATCGGTAACTCCCTTAATAATGCCAAATTCTTTTCGGTCAGCTCTAAGTAAGCGTCCGGCTAAGCTTTCAGCAGGAGTAGCAAGACAGGTTACATTCATGCCAAACTGCTTGCTTTTCTCATCACAGTAGTTCCGAATATATTTTACGATTTTTAAGCCGAGTTCCTGAGATGCTTCATCTTCACCATGATGATGCCCTGTTAATGCCACAAGACACTCTGCAAGCCCACAGAAATCGATAGAGAGTGTTCCGTGTTTCAGCACCTCTCCAACTTCATCATCCGGCCCAAGCTTGTCAGAGTCCATCCATACGCCTTCTCCCATGAGGAATGGAAAGTTTCTAACTACTCTTGACGCTTGAATCTCATATCGATCGAGAAGCTGCTGCATGGTTTTGTCGAGCATTCCGTCAAGCAGTTTGAAAAACTGAGGAATATTGCCATCGACCACAATAGCAAGCCTCGGAAGATTGATAGAAGTGAAACTCAGATTACCTCTGCCGGGAGCGATCTCACGAGACGGGTCATAAACATTACCCATTACACGAGTACGGCAGCCCATGTAGGCAACCTCCGTTTCAGGATGACCGGGCTTGTAATACTGGAGATTGAAAGGTGCGTCAATAAAAGCAAAGTTAGGAAACAGACGCTTTGCACTGACCTTCATCGCCAGTTTGAACAGGTCATAATTCGGGTCATCGGGATTATAGTTGACTCCCTCCTTGACACGGAAAATCTGAATCGGGAAGATAGGTGTTTCGCCATGACCGAGTCCTGCTTCTGTAGCAAGCAGAAGCTGCTCAATAGCAAGACGACCTTCCCAAGATGTATCTGTGCCATAGTTAATAGAGCTGAACGGAACCTGAGCGCCGGCACGGGAATGCATGGTATTCAGATTATGAATAAACCCCTCCATAGCCTGATAGGTATCACGGGTGGTCTTTTCCATAGCATAGTCGAGAATCCATGCTTTATCTTTCAGATCGTTGAGGCGTTCACAAATCTCATAACCTTCTTTCAAGTATTTTTGATAGGTGTAACGGACACCCTCGGCCATAGCATAATCGAAGTCCACGACACTCTGTCCGCCATGCTGGTCATTTTGATTCGACTGAATGGCAATAGCAGCCAGAGCAGCATACGAACCGATGCTTTTTGGTGCTCTCAGATGACCGTGTCCGGTATTGAATCCATTCTTGAAGAGCTTGCGAAGCTCAATCTGCGTGCAGGTCGTCGTCCATGCATAGAAGTCAAGATCGTGTATATGAATCCATCCATCGCGGTGAAGTTCTGCAATTGCAGGTTTAATCAAATACTCCAGATTGTACTCCTTGGCGGTATTGGCACCATATTGCAGCATAGCCCCCATGGGGGAGTCACCGTTGATGTTGGCGTTATCTCGTTTCAAGTCACTATCTTTTGCCTGAAGAACGGTAATACTATCAAAAATAGCTTTTACCTTTTCTCCGAATTGTTCATTCATAGAAAACCCTCCTTAAATATCATCCTGATTGCGATACAGACTGTGTTTAGCGTCGAAACCATCCGGATACCTGGCTTTCAGTTTATCCACATTCATCTGCATGATGGTTTCAAGGTCATACCCAATAGCGTTTGCACTTACAGCGAGATACCAAGCCACATCTCCAAGCTCTTTAGCCATATGTGCAGTGTCCAGTTCGTGCCCCTGAAACAGATGCTTTTTCAAAATATCAATTGCTTCGCCGGCTTCTCCGTTCAGTCCCATTAAGCCATTGAGCAGAAGTTTCTCAGGCGGTAAATCTCCTGGGGCTGTGCGAAGAGCTGCCTGCTGATAATCGTTCGGTGTCATATTTTTTCCTCCTGTGATTACGATTTACCAGTGCAATAGCCTGGTTTATTTGAATATCAAGCTGACGTTGTTCTTTTGCTTCCCGCAGACGGTCACGAACAGCCTGAATATCCGCTTTTGTCGCTTCTCTGGCAAGCATGTTTTTTCTCCTTTACACAAAAAATAAGAGCCAAGGTTTAACCTCAGCTCTTACATGACTTGTTAATTTTTAGATTTGTGGTATTTCCAGGCTTCACAAACCGTTTCCTTGCATTTCGGATAATCGGGGCGTCCGCATTTGTTGCAGATAAGCTCTTTCCGTCCGAGATCCGGAATATCTTCCTCAAATTCTCTGATAACAGTTGTCCATGTGCCGTCTTTTCTTCGAACCGGACAGGACATTCTGGATTTGACTTTCATTGACATCGCCTCCTCATAGTATTTTACCACAAATATAACAAAAGTAAAAGGGCTTGTTACGGCCCCTTTACCTTTGAAATCGAGTAACTTACGAAATCATGATCTTGTAGCGTTCGTTCAGCTCTTCAAACACTTCCTGATCTGCTGCAATGCTGATGTGAAACTCAATCTTGCCCTTTTCGTTCAACACGGTTTGGACAGCAGGTTGAAGTTTCTCAGCAAACAGCATTCTCAAACAAGTGCCGAGTTGCCGATCATTAACTGCCAGAAAATAATTCATTGTGCGTTACCTCCTTTCATAATAGGGGGTGTATTTTTCGTGCAGGAAACCGTTTGTTAGAGTTTCTCCGTCTCGATAAGGTGCTCACATTCATGTGGGTTTTCATCCGAGCAGACTTTATATTTATCCCAGTATCTCGGGCATTCATGTTCCTTTGCGTTTTTACTGCACATCGTCCATAGTGGACACAGCTCTCCGTAATAAGGAAGCTGATTTACTACGAATTTCATCATCTTTCATCCTTTTTTTTCGCCAGTAATCAGCTCAGAATAAGGCAGGCTCTCAATCCAGTCACAGAACGTATGCCACTCGTCGAGCTTGTGGTTCCGACGGGACTTATAGATGTTCGCCAGGACCTCATAGTTCAGCATGACCGTTCGCTTCTGGTTGTAAGAGCTCGGTAGGAGCTGGATCATCTGCCACCAATCCTGCTTATCCTTGGTTTCAAGGTAGCTTTCGCGATATGCGTTTAGCATCTCAATCGTGCATCTAAGAATATCAAGAGGCGTCATCCATACCTTGTGTGGCGAAGTGATATCTTCATCGACGGTTGCACTCTCAATCCAGTCACGGTGATAGGGTTCGCAATTCAGATGCTCATAGCTGAAGTCGTCCAGTGTGAATTCCTTATCCGCGATTTTGTGCATCGTAGAGCAGGAGTTGGCGACCGTACCAACCTTATAAGTATCAAACTCTTTCCACCAGTATAGCGGCGCAGTGATGTCGAGATAGACAGTAATCATCCGCATGAACTTACGGTGATCGGTGCCGGCATTGCGAAGACGAGACATAAGGTCGAAATCGTTGGGACCAAGACGATAATTTTCGGGTTTTATAACATCACCGAATTTATCCCCGATCGCATCGCAATAACCACTATCACTCTTCTCCCAAGAGTTCTTAGGGTTCCTCATGCCACGAATGGCGTGTTCCCAGCCCATAACCTCGGTGTTTTCAATTTTCAGCATTTTCTACCTCCGTAAGCTTCGTCCGAATCATTTCCAGAATTTCTTCTACAATCGAACGAGTGTTATTGTGTAACTTAATATAGGATTCATGGTCTTTATACCAAGCAAACATTTCGGAAAGATCGCCTTTAATCCAACTGAATGCCCACCAGTCACAGATCATCTCGATAATGTACGGGTACGGCATTTCGATAAGGATAGTTCCTTCTTTAGGTTCATCGTTAATTAAGACCCAATGCTGCCAATGATGGGGATTTCGGTGGATATGCATAAGCCATGCCCGGTTAAACGCCTCGATGATTGCTGGGGTTTGCTCCCCATAGAAATAGTTGTCATAAGGCGTGTACTCATCTGGCGTATTCTTCGACATATCATGGAACTCAATATTTCGAGTCGCCTCCACATCTGTCAGTTCAGGAATATACGCAGCAATCCACTGATAAGCCTTTTTTACAGCTTGCCTGTGTTTTTCCAGATATTCATCATATTTTTTAGACATTGGATTCTCCTTTCTGATAGATAACCCGATCGCAAGCAACTTTGTTTACCACGCTGGTTGTGTAGTCGATTGTAGGTACCTCATGCTGCTCGAAATGGATTACTATGGAAAAATCAGTGATTAAATCATTTTCGGGATGCACCATCGATTCAGCTCGGTTGATAAGTTCTTGACCTGCGTCTTTTATTTGCTGAACAAGAGCATTACGATACCCATTAGCCATTTTTTTCGATCTCCTTTCTCAATTTATGAGCCATAGCCACCTGTTCCTCAAGCCCCGGCATATGAGGGCAGGGGTAATCGAGACCACAAAATAGACAAGTAACACCTCTCGTAAGAGTAAAGCATCGATTGCATAAAACCCGACAACTTTCTTTAAGTGAATCGTTTTCATTTTCGAGTTTTGAAAGCTTTTCATGGTATTCAGTCTGAAGGTCTGACAACTGTCTTTTCAGTTGTGTATTCTCTTCGGTAGCATCTGACGAAAGTGCCTTTCTGAACTCCTCAAGATTCATGTTTCTTTTCTCTTTTCAGAAATATCACTCTTGATCGAGCCGTGCCTGTTTAAGGATGCGACCAATTTCATAAACAGATTTTGCCTGTGCAATTTTTCTCTTAACTTCTTCGCTATAGCAAAGTTCCGTTGCAATATCAATCGCATCCTTTTTCTCGGTATCAAGAATTGTTTTTGCTTTCACAGTTCATTGGTTTGTGGGAATTTGTATTGCCGGGTTCTGCGAGACAGTCATTGCACGGGTCTTTGGACTCTTCAAGACCGTGGTGCTTGCACGATTTGCAATACTGGTCAAAATAGACTTCCTTTTCTTCATTCATCTGCAAAAACTCCTTACAAAATCCACATAATAAGCTTGATCGTCGCAGCTACGATAATCGCACTGGCACACAAAGACATCAGAATAGCGATAGCCTGCCCGATTTTATAAGCAAGGCTGCCACTCTTCTTCGTTTCTGGACGATATAATGTATCTTTTTCGTATTCAGGCATATATTATCCTCCAATCTGAAGTCCGAGATGAGAATATAAATCCTTATAAAGGATCTTCTCCAACTCGTCCTTATACATTGTTACAACTTTGCCGTCTACTACACGGCTTACAGTTTCTCTCAAAATGGGAGCTGCTATATCAGCAGTAACCGGGACTTTGACATCTGCCATAATCGGTTCTGGTAAATATCCCAATGCTTCCATTTCCTTGTGCTCACAGGTCTCGACAAAAGGACATTCATGGCATTGCTTCGTCAGTCTTGCCAACGCCATCGTTCGTCACCTTCTTTCTCAGGTATCGTTCAATGTTTTTGCACCGATTTCGATTTGAGCATCGAATGACCGTGTCGGATATGACGATCTCTTCACTCATTCCGTATGCTTTTTGCGGTCGTTGAACATCTGGATCGAAGTCCATGCAAGCAGAGCAATACTCCGCGACATCAATTGTTATCATCTTTTTTCCTTTCTCAGGCAGCTTTGGGTTTATAGCTGCCGACATACTTGGTTTCGTTGAAATTCCGTTTCTCGCTCAATGCTCTACTGATAGCCAAATCAATGCCGGAACGGGACTTCAGATGGTAGTAATACAAATCTTTGAACGGTGTATTTAAGCGGTCAGTTCGTCCTGCTGATTGCTTCATAATTTTGTAGGAGTAGTTCTGCGAGTAAAACACAATGGTATCCGTACTAATGCAGTTCCATCCTTCGGCTCCGGCAGTATACTGAACCAGATACACCCAACTGTCACAAGTTGGAATCGGTTGATGCTTGTGACCGTTCCATTCTGCAATCTCAACATTTTCTCCATAGTAGAGATTTTTCAGAATATCAAGTTCATAGTCGAAATTGTAGAAGACAATCATTTTAGGATGCTTCTCAAACAGTTCCATTAGAGCGATTTGTCTGGACTCATCCTCGTTTACGATGCGTCGCCATACATAGCAGAGCTCCCCAGCATTGACAATTGGCTCGTTTTTATATGGATTCCAGCGAAGACGGCTTGTCTCTTTATACTTTGCAACATCATAACTGACATAGACATCCTCATGGTGCGAACAGGTTTCCCGCTTAAAATCCATATCCACAAGAATGCGATTACGAAGCCGGATGAGTCGTCCCACTCCCAAATATCTGTCTACTTTCGGATACTTTCCATTCACCCAGGTCATGACCATGTGCTCTTCTTTGAAAGCTGTACGGTTTTTGTAAAAGCCGTTTGCTACGAAGACAGGAATATAATCCTCCCATGTGTCTCCTGGGGTCGCGGATAGTAGAATCCATTCATTAAACTTGGCGATTTTCAGAAATGCTTTTACCCATGCACCCGAACCGACAACGCGCTGCTCGTCAAATATAAAGAATGCGTCCGTAACCGTTGCATACTTCCCGATATTGTTCCAGGAATCAACGACGACCTTATTTTTATAGGTATTGACTTCCGCGTGAACAGAGAGAAGGAAGGGCGAAAGCTCACCCTCCCATTCCAAAGTATCTCTTTTTCTCGCCGTGGTGATGATGTACAGGTCTTTTGGCGTACCCGGCATCCGAATATAATTCTTTGTGCCGAGCTTACCGCCATTCTGTTTGTAATAATAGGCTAAAGCTGTTCTGGATTTGCCACTACCGACACCGCCACAGAGAATGCAGCCGTTTTTCATTCTCTCAACAGCATCTGTTTGATAATCTCGAAGTGATATGCCTGCCATCAGCGCCCTCCGAAGATCCGACGCAGCACCCAGACATTAGAATAATACATTGGCGTGAACCAGTAGTTCTCTTTATTGTCGTTGTCTGTCATCGGTTCTGTCAGAGAGTTTCCGACTTTTACATATCCTGCTACCCCCAAAAGTGAAAGCTGAATATAACACATAAGCGCCACCGTTTCATCGATATCCTGTGCAACGACGAGAAGATGATTTTGGTAGTTCAGGTTTACTTTTTCCAACTGCTTCCTTGCAGTGTGGATTCCGGCAATCAATGTGGCCCCAGCTCCGCAGCACGGATCGTTAATTGAAATATAACCGTCCTGTTCTACCTTTTTTACCGTGTCGTCCATCGTCATTTCAGCCATTAGCTCACAGACATGATACGGCGTAAAGATCTGTCCATTATGCTCGTTGCCGAGATTGAGAGACATAAAAATGCTGCCCAGAAAATCTTGCTCCGGATTTTTCTCCAAAGCCAAGACCGTCTGAGCAGCCAGTTCAGGAAACAACTCTTGATCCTGCTTATTGTACTTTTTGATGACTTCCAAATATAACGCTTCTCGCTTATCCCGGTGCTCCTTATCAAGAGGATTAGATAGTGAACAAGCGAACATAGTAATGAAGTCACGCCAAACATCCCAAGCCCGATACCGGTTAGTCAACCGTCCGAATGCATCTAAGAAAGCTTTTTCCGGAGACAAAACCTTTTTGCATTTTTTCCCAGCGGGCTTTTTTTGCTTTGGCGTTTCTTCTTTTTCCTCAGGCTCAGTCGTTTGCGGAAGCTCTTCCGCCGGCTGATGAGGAGCAGTCTGAGTAACTGCTTTAGATTTAGTAGCCTTTTTGCGTTTCTTCTTTTTCTGCCACAACATGGCTTTACCTCCTTTCGGTTATTAAAGGGAATAAGGCTGTTTCCTCTTACCGTCATAGGCGTGCACACCTAATCGAGACCTTACTGGACATTTAACCAGACATGTACTAAGCTGGCACCTATTCACCTTTAGAAGGGCATCTCCTCAGGACCCTCCGTTTCGGCATACTTTTCAGCGAATTCGTCTTCTTCAATGGTGACATACATCGTCTTAAGGTATGCCTTGACGCCAGTCTTACCATTGACCTCCCAGTTGTAGGGACGGATAGTCAGGTCGACATTGCGGATCTCTGCGAAGTCCAGAGTTCCGATAGACTCCTCATCCAGCTGAGTCTTAGCTCGACGAGTAATCATAATAACCTTCGGGGGAATGTTGTCGAAGCTGACCGCCACCTGAATATAATGGCGAGGAGCCTCGTCCTCATCACGAGGAGCCAGAACACGAACATTCCAGCCATCCGCAATAAGCTTCTGCGCCATATCGGGATCTTCAATGACCACGCAGAAATTGCGAGAGCCAGCACGATTGTACTTGGACTCCTCACCCTTAAAGTTGCGGAAGATAATTCGAGCATTCTCGATGATGATGTTGTCTACTGCTTTGTAAGCCATAATTAGTTTCTCCTTTCAATTTTTGCGTTTATCGCATGGAAATGGACAAGTCCTGCACTCCTCATTGGGAATACAGGACTCGGTAGAATCAGCCGTACACAAAATATAAATGAACACAGCAATTAACAGAATTAAAATCATAAGCATTACCTCACATCAAACGGCGTAGTATCGTCCTCATGAGGCTCGCCTGCTCCGAACCACGGTGGTGTGTTATCCGAAACATACGGTTCGTCCGCCGCAAAGCGTTCGAAGTCACCATAAACAGACAGAGACTTGACTGCTTCGTCTACCATGTTGTTGTAATAACCACGGTCAATGTCACCCTGTTTGTCCAGCTGCTTGACCATCTCGGACTCAAGCCAGCGGAAGCCCTTAGAACTCGTAGCAGCAGCGTAACCCTTTTCACCGGTCTTCTTGTTTTCAGTCTCACGAAGCAGAATGCCACCTCCGCAGCCAGGCTTAATCGGGCAGAACTGCCCAACCTTTCCGATGAAGTGGTAGTCGTGACCCTTGGCGATTTCGTCCGTTAGTTCTTCGACACGCTCACATTCAGTGGGCATCGGCTCAGTCATGCGTTTAGAATCGGTAATCTGTTTCCACAGTTTATCTCTTTCCGCTTCAAGGGCACTTACATCCGGCAAAGCCTCGTTCATGTCAAGATAGAGCGAGGACGTCACAGATTTCGTCTCGCACATATCCTCGAACTCGATGTTCTCCTTGCTGAACAGCGTCTTGAAAACATAAGGAATCTGGAACTGTGTACCGGTTGCCGTCCACGCATACGGATGCTTCTTGTTCTCCTTGCAAATATCCTTTGCAGAGTCGATGTAATTTTTCCCATACAGGTCACAGCACTTCTCAACCGTAGCATATCGAGCAATATAAACTGCATCGTTCACCAGACACATACGATCATAGGTTGCTTCGTGCTCAAAGTTGTACCCGTACAGCTTGCCGTACTCGGTCACAAACTTGATGATCTCAGGCGTTGCGTCTGGAATCTTGATGGAGTCGGTTTTGATGTGCGCTACAGTAAAGCCCTGACTCTGAACAGCGTGCTTGAGGTTGACCATAAACAAGGCCCCTCGTTTGGCAACGATGTTATCCTTGTTACGATTATCTCGGAACGGATTTTCAAATCCAGCTGAGGTCAGACCATATACCGAGTTAATTGCAATCTTCAGAGCCTGCGCCAAATCAGCCGCTGCATTTTCATCGGTCAGGTATTTAGCCAATGCACCGCCCAGCATTTTCTTGGCTTTATCAAAATCCTTATGCTTGATTGCGATACGAGCCTGGAGAATTTCATTGAACCGTTTCGTGTATTCCGGTCCGAAGAGTTCTTCCGCTACGATACTGCTCGGATGCATGGATGCAATATCCAGCAGAGCAATGTTGCTGTACATGCCGGGTTCAGAATATACATAGCCGCCCTCACCGACTTCTTCACCTCTATAGACAGACTTACCGCCCTCGAATGTGTAGCCAGGAAAGATGGGGCGATGGTTTTTATCGAACTGTGTGAACTCGTCGTAGTCTTCAAGCCCCATTGTAAACGGAAGATCCGCATTAGGATCGAAGATCTGACTCTCGTCACCCATGAAACGGTAATTGAACTGATCCTGAGGCTTGCGGTTGTTACCAAATATAATTCTGGTAGTCAGCGAGTTCGTCGTATCATTGACGGACATTCCCGCAACATCCGCCAGAATCTGACGAGCCGTGAAGTCTGCTTTACGAGCATTAAAGGTTGCTTCTGTTGCAATGACATCGTTGTCGCAATACTCGGCGACCTTTGTCCAAAGCTCCTCCGGTACAGGCTTGTCCCAGGGAAGACCAAGTTCCTGATGGTGAATACCCAGTTCAATCTCGAATTTCTTCAGGGACTGCTTCTTACTGGAAAAGTCATACACATCCGTATACGACACATTATAGGCTTCGCCAAAGAAGCAATTTGCGCTGCCATTGATGATCTTTGTTGAGAGATTATAAAGTTGTTCGTTTGTATACCCCATCAACCGGGCATAGAGAATATGATTATCGTACCGACGGCAGTTGAAGCCAACCAGACGGAATCGCATCAGTTCCTCGATCTCAGTCGGGGTGGGGTTAATCATACGAACCACCGGCTTACCTTCACCCTCAATTTTCCAGTTCACCAGAAACAGGTTCGGAAACACCTCAACATCGTAAAACACGAGCTTGGCATCATCATTTTTTGCTCCTGCTGACTGGTCTGCGGACTTAAACTGCATCTTGTTGACTAACTTGATACAGTAATCCGCCTGATGTGTGCTGCTCGCTGCAAATGCCAAGACAGCATTGCGCATATCAGTCACGTCATAATTGAGTCCGCTTGTATAAGCATCCTCAAGAATCTTGTAAATGAAGTCGATACTGGGCTTTGTTGCCGGATGGTACTCCTTGTTGAGATTTCGCTTGATTTGCGTTCTAAGCCCTTTCTCGCTCTTCACCCCTTCAAAATTTATCACTTGTTTTTCTCCTTTCAGTGGCAAACCCGAATTGATCGTTGCGATAGGCAAGTCATTACACTTTGTCAGCTTTCTGCGCAGCGAGCTTTTACCGGTGAAGACTTTCACTTCAATATGATCGTCATACACTCGGCTGAGCTTGCTGACATCACCAGCATAAATATAATGAAGGTGGATGCCCTGACCGCTTTTGCTGAGTTCAGCATAGGTCGGCGGCCATTTACTCGCTTCTTTGAGATTCAGTTCATACGACTTATTGCCGTCCTTATCCTGAATATCAAAGTCGATAACAATGTGGTTCTCCGGGACTTTCACATAATGCAATCTTGATGTCGTCAAGTTGCTTAGCTTAGTTGAAACTTCATCCCATTTGGAAGTTGGTGTCTCTTTAGCCGAAGCATACTGAGCAGGACAATCTGCGCATTCTCTATCGAAGACCGATTTCTGTTTTAAGAATTCGATCAGTTTATGCTCAGGCTCGTCTTGCTCGGTAAGTGCCTTATCCTTGAATTTTTCGGTTCGAAAGCCAATGTAATAGCTTCGCACACGAGTTCCGTCATCAAGATTGAATCTCTCCTTGTAATCCCGGAAGTAGTTTTTCAGTTCCTCCTTAAATATCCTCTGAGAGAACGGGAAGGTAACTTTTGCCTCATCGCAATAGGTTTTATACATCTCCCATGAGGCTTTGAGAGTTGTCCCGTCTTCTTTCTTGAAGACATGGTAAGAATCAATAATGAAGTTATAGAAATCATTAGATGCACCGAGCATCGTCACGGGAATATAATCATCATATCTGCCCGGATTCTCCAGATAGACTTCCTGGCAATGATAAGCAATTGCACCGAGTTCAAATTCGATCTGCTTTGTCACCGCCTTGTATTCCTTGGGACTTAATTTATTTCCGGAAGGGGACACATCGATCAATCGTCTGATAAGACCTGACTTTGCGTCCGTAATCTTGACCGGTTTATTGGTGCCCATGAACAGGAAGCACTTGAAGCGGTTTGCGTAGGTCGATTTGAACTTTTCATTTACTGTCATCAGCTCGTGAGAAACCAAACTATTCAGTCGAGTGTTATCCTCAATACGAGACAGATCACCATCATGCTGAATCGCCACAAGCGGATTCGTCTTGAATGCCTCCAATGCAAAGGAGTTACTGGATGAACCCAGTGCCTTAGCGTCAAAGACCGAGTAATATCCCTCAAAGAGCTGCTGAATAATATTCAGAACCGTAGATTTACCCGTACCTGCTGCACCATACAGAACCATAAATTTCTGCAATTTCTTCGACTCTCCACAGACAATAGAACCAATAGCCCATTCAATTTTCGTTCGCTCTTCTTCAGAGTAAATTGTGGACATCAACTTATTCCATGCATCCGTGGTCCCTTCCTCAAGAGGATAGTTCAGCCGCTTACTTGCATAGTCTTTTTTGTTCGTCGGAGTATTGGAGAATATAAGTTTCTCATCAAGCATGTGGAAAGAGTCTCGCATCTGCTTTTGACAGTATTTGTGCCAAGAATCGATCATTCCGGATTCGGAATCCCACATGTGCAGAACTTTAATACTTGAATCAAAGTTTTTGCGGTTTTCCTCTGCATACTTGTCAAGTTCCCGGTCAATAAGCTGGAGCGCATCTTGCTCATCCGTAGACCATAAACCTCGGTCTTCTAACCAAACGGCATAGAAGTCACCGCCTCTAATCATCAGGTCGGAGCTTTTCTTAATGATAAACTTCGGATAGATTTCTATTACACCACGCTTCGTACTACGGGTCGAAATCATTAAAAAGTCGATCATCGAAGTTCTTTAGTCTCCTTCCGTTTTTCTAAGCTCCTTGATTTCGTTTTTAAGGTTCCCGATCTCGTCACGCATACTGCGAATCTCCAAGTCCTGGATAAGCATGTGCACAGTCATAACCGTGGCGACCATGACGGTGCTGCGATTGAAAGACCTCTGTTTTCTGAGCGTCTTAGCAAACACACGCATCGCAGTTTCGGAGCAGCGAAGACTTCCGAAAATATAACGAATCATTTCATCCATGTTTCTTTTCTCCTTTCATGTCGGCAAGAAATTGATCGATCGTTTCAAACTTCCAAGCCTTCGGCTCTCTCAACGAAAATATAAATTCCTGTCCGTTGGTTTTGCGAATTCGAATGCTGTTTTTACCATTTGGGAAGTATTCTTTTACCTCCTTCGCCTGGTCGGGTAAGCATGTCTGAAAAAACCCGTACACTTGCGTATGAATCATGGTAATTCTCCTTCATAGGATGCTGTCCAAATACCAATTCATCTGCCACCAAATTTCAACAGTTCTCATGTCATACTTGCAGCGTTCGACGGTAAACAAACCGCCTTCGCCGTTTCGCTTGTATTTGCGGTTCATAAATCGAGATATTACGTCGTCCGTATACGCCGCATCAAATCGAGAATCACTCATCGACCCTAAACCCAGACTAACAATCATGTTCCAGAACCACTGTCCCATGCGGTTACCGATATCCGGGTCGGTCATAATATGTTCTTCGCAACGAAACGCTAAGGCAATAAGCATCTCCAATACACTGCAAGGGCGGTTATCCAGATAACTGGCAATCATAAGACCCTCGTATTCTTTTTCATAGCCAAAACGATACCGGAGGTCTATCCCATCTTCTGCTCGATTTCCGTCCATCGGCAGCATATATTGAAAATCAATATTATGCAGATGACGAAGAAGCTTCTGATAAGACAGCCTCCGGCTATATCGTTCGTTACATACGAGCTGACACATCCACTCAAAATATTCATTGTTCAGCTCAATTTCAGTCATTCGATCCTCCTATTAGTAGTTGGAGCCTTCAGCCACATCGGAGAAAGAGCGATTGTCTCTGAGAATTTCATAATCGCATCTCAGACGGTCGTTACGAATAAAGACCGAATCGTCCTCATACTCTCCGAAATGTTCAGCAAAGTCCTCGCCAACAGTGTCCTCAATATCCTCGACAACCTCGTCTTCGTCATCAGCGAGAACACCATCGCCAGCGTAATAAACCAGACTGATCTGCGTATAATTGTCATTCTCGCCGTAGTCGTCTGGAGAGATGACATAAGGTTCATTGGGCATAGGCTCATCCTTTTTTTCTTCAGTATTTTTCTTGCTATGCTCCGTGTAATTGGTATAACCCTCTTCCTGGAGCTTAGCTGCATAGTTCACCAGATCGGGTTTCAGCTTGGCAATATCTGCCTTATGCTGATTCTCTTCCTGCTTTTCATTGCTCTTTTCGCTCTTGGTAATATTGGTGTTTACTGGCTTTCTTTCGGCAAATGCCGCTTTCACAGAATCGATCTCTTCCTGTGCAATCTGCTCGTAATACCGTTTAAGGCAAAGCCATGTCGCTGCGGCGCCTACCGTGGCTCCAGCCAGAAACATGGCAAAACTGGTTTTACTCATCTTCGTATTCCTCCTCGTCAGTTTGAATTGTGACAACAGTAATGGCGAGACCTCCGAACAGCAATGCTGCACTTAGGAGAATCCCGCCAGTAATGTGTCTTTTCCGCCGACTGTCCAGCATGGCGTCGACGGTTGAGATGAAGTCATCCAAAATATCCATCATTTACTCCTTTCCACCAGAGAGAACAGCAATGCCTCCTACGAGACAAAGCCCTGCCATAGTGGAAAGAATGTACGAAAACAAAGCTTTCATTTTATGTTCTCCTTTCAGTCATAACTCGAAAAGTAGTGACAACACTCCTGAAACAAAGGCTCACCATACTTGCTGTATCCTCCGGCCATGAAGAACACACAATCGTAATTTGTCCGTTCCAAAAGTTCTTCTTTCACCAACTCGACAATCTCAGGCATGACATAACAGCGGTCAATTCTGCTGTTCCACATCACACTGAATTGATTGGGCTGATAAACAACATCGTACACAGTATTCGGGAAAGATGGATGATCGATACGGTTAAGGATTGTGTCGATAACCAATCGTTTTCCCAATTCTGTTTCTCCTTCAGCTTCACCCATGGTTACGAGTGCTATGAGGTCGATTTCCTCTTGTGTAAGAGGATAGTCAGGCTCTTTCTTCACCTCTGGTTCCAAATCAGGAGACTCCATCAGAAGATCCGCCATTATCACCGGCTCTGCCTCTGCAAGAACCGGATAGGATTGCCTAATCTCCGATGTTTCTTTATCTGTAGAGCGAACAACGCCGCATACCGCAAAACCGATGAAAAATATCATGCAGAGAACGGTAGCTATCGCTCGTGGTTTGATGTGCATTGCTAAAACTCCTTTACAATAAAATATCACCCCCAGTCCAAGTCTGAAGGTGATTGATTACATCTTTTCCCAGATGTTGCCCTCAACATTGAAGTCGAGCAGAAGTGCCGGCTCATGACGACCGTCTTCGGTCTCGCGCTCTACCTCAACGATGCGGAAATTAACATAGCCATCCGGGCCATCCTTTGTCCAGCCGACAATCTGACCAGCAGGAGTACGAGGAAGATCAAGATCGTCCAGAACCTCATTCAGGAAGAGGTGACCACGGGTCTGAAGTTTGTCATTTGCAAATGCCTGCTGTGCCTTGAGGAACATACGGTTATAATCGGGGTTGGTTTCATAGTTGCGGCTCTTGCTGTCGAAATATACAGCATAGTCGCTCTGGAGATTAGGATCAGCGACCATCACGGTCTTCTTAACCTTCTTCTCCTTGCCGGTCTCAGGGTCAACTTCGATTTCCTCGAATTTCTTCGCCTTGATGCCATACTTCAGTTCGGTATCGACCTGCTCTCCGAAGCGCTCGATGACCCGACCGCGATATTCCTTGAAGCTCTTATCAATAGCGGCATAGGCAGCGCCAAGAGCTACATTGCGCTTGCGAAGAATATTGTTGGATGCCAGAATGCTGGTGATGGACAGAGTGCCGAGAATAATAGCAGGAGCATAAAGCTTTGCGAGCTTCATTCCGGTCTGGGCATAGACAACAACCGTGTCCTTCTTGCCGTCCTCAGTCGTATACTCCTGACCGTTGATTGCACCGGTTTCCATACCTTCATGAATGGTGTCGAGAGTACCCTTAGTTTCATCGAGAATCTCTGCTACCTTAGTGGTAGCCTTGCAAGCGAGAACGGCACTTACGACCGTACCGGCAATACCAGCCATAACGAGAATCTCGGGGCTGTGTTTCTTGAGCTTCATAACGGTCTTGGAAGCCACACCGTTCACGCTCTTCATGATTTCAGTCTTATTTTTCATGTTTATAAAATCTCCTTTTCATTATTTGTTGGAATTGATTTCTGCGCCACAGGCAGCATAACCCGCTAAATCGACATAGCTGTCGTCCGTAGCAGTTCCTGTCCTGATTCGTGCGATCTTAAGAAGCGCCATCATCATGGCAACATCATTTGCGGTAAACTCAACGCCTTTATAGACGCTCCAAAAGCCAGCAATAGCGGCGAAATTATCTTCCGGAGAGCCGTATTCGTTCTCTCTCTGCCCGCATACACAAGCCTTTGCTTTATCAAGAGTCTCAGATCTGTTCATCATCTTCATCCTCCTTGACAAACGAAATATAATCACGCTTACGCTCTTTTGCGATTACCTGACAACCACACATCGGGCAGTCAAAGGCGTCATAGAGATTCTCCTCAGCAGTAGAACCAAAAGCAACTGCCAAACCAGTCTTTCCATTATCACGAGCAAGATAATGTCTTTCGACAATGGCATTGAACTTAGTGCCACAAATTTTACATTCGAGCATTACATTTTCTCCTTTCAATTTAGCGGAATAGCACGAGGCAGTTTCAGAATATAACCATCTCGAACTCGTACCGCAGTTGCACCGCCAATGTTTGTCCAACCGTAGCGGTTCATAGTGAAATTATCATTGGGAACACGAGCGAGATCATAGAAATCGGACACGCTCACCGTTCCGTACTGACTGATAATATCGTTCATTGCATCGAGAACCGCTTCTGCATCTCCACGAGTATCGAAAAGAATATCATCATAGTCAGGTGTATTGCGTCTATTGCCGACGGAACCTGCACGCACTCTGTCTGTGCCTTGATCGTAGTAGTTCCGATAAGACACCTTAGATGCTGTTCCGTTTTTCTTGCTGCGACCTGCCTCGCCGTACAGAATCATGTCAATACCGGTAGTGACAATGTCAGAAATCGCTTTCTTGACAGCAGGCACAATGACCTCCATCAAAATATAAGATTTGACATTGTTTGCATCTTCTGCGATAAAGACATCTGCGAATTTTTGCATCTCGCCTTTTTTTCGAGTTTTTGCAGCCCCGGTAATAACCGCCTCGACTTTCTTTTCTGACTGTTGCTCCTGACGAGCCTTATCAGAATTAGATTTGTAATCTTCCACTGGGTGATCTCCTTTCTTATGCCGGAATCAGCTTACCGGGCAGAGTAATTTTTGTGTTCGGCATCAAGCCGTTTTCTTTTTTATATCGATAGGCGAGATTGCTCTTCGCTTTCGCTTCCGTCGGAGCAACAGTAGTTGCCTTCCAACGATGCTGAACGCAATCATCGAATCGCATAACAGGACCGTCATATTGATACTGCTGTATATTTTTTCCTCCTTTCGAGAGATAAAGAAAAAGGGAAAGCACCTTGTTACAGGTACTCTCCCTTATCCGAACTTCTCAAATTCGCATTTTCAGTTGTCTTCAGTGACAACATCGGATTCTTCCAAGATAACCGTCTTCTCCTCAGCAGCCATCTTCTTCTGCTCGATCTGGGCTTTGATGTTTGCAATTACCGGCTTTGCTACATACTTGTAGACGACCACGCCTACAACTACACTCAAGCCGATACCCGCAGCAATCTTTACGCCCTTGCTCAAGCCAGCGTTCTCGATAACCTCTTCGGTAGCTTCAACGACCTCGTTGTTCATAATCTCATTGTTGTTCATTGTGAAATCTCCTTTCAAATGTGTGAAATTGTGGAATGTTCTTCCATTAAATAAGTTGTAAATTTCGCGCGGTAGCTTACTGGTAGTCATAAACCGGAGCAACCTGATAATCAATCACCAGGCAGGGGGTACCGTTTGCATCCAGCTGCGATGAGAATGCAAGGTCAATGTAACCCTTATCGATGTTCCATCCGAGCATATCGCCCATCTTAGTTCCATCCAAACCGAGTTCGTAGTAGAAATCATTCAGCGTGACATACATTTCGTCACGCATCTGACGATTCAGTTCATTCATGACCCGGGTGATTTTGTCTCTGTCAGACTTGAAATATCGTCCGGACAAGACATCATAGCAGATCGTGTTGCCGCCGCTTTCAGTGAGAATCACTTCTCGAACAGGGTTCTTAACCATCTTGTCTTTCGACACAGAGTCTCGAATGGACTGTTCCTTTTTCTCACCAATTGTCTCAACGACTTTTTCCTGATACTCCTTCAAAGTAGACTCTGAAAGGGTATACGCCGTTGCCAGAGCAGCATTCCGACGAAGATTAGTCGAGCTTGCTCCAATCAGGCAGAAGACAGAGATAGAGCCTACAACAGCTGCCGGAATATAACAAGGCCAAGCTGTCTTGATGATGTCTTTCGGCTCAAGTCTATCCGTATCCAGCTCATCTTTTTTCTCTTCAAGCAGAATCAGGGCTTTTGGTGTTGCTTTTACCGCCATAACAGTGGTGGTAATCATGCCGGCAATTCCAATACCGGTGAGAATTTCAGGACTATGTTTTTTCATTGCCGTCCGTACACTCTTGGCAATGCTTGCTAAACTTTGTTTAGGCATGATTTTCTCCTTTCAGTTAGACAAATAGTAGACTTACTTCTTCGGCTGTTTCGACTGCGCTCTGAAATATAAAGCTACGCTGCTCATCCTCGCCGTAACAAGCATACATAGCCATCTCGAACATGAAGTTTTCGATGACGGTGATTGGATCGTCGAAAGGCTTGTCCATGATTCGATCACAGATTTCATATGCAGCCCATTGCTGATATGACCTTTTTCTGAATTCATACTTTGGCCATGTGAAGGATGGGCTGAACAGATGTTCATCAACATATCGTTGAATAATTGAAACAGCCGTGCTTGTATCACACATATCGTTCGAATAAAGAAGAAGAGCCCTTGTTAGGACTCCTCGTCTTCTTCATCGTTAAGTGCGGCAAGCTTCTCATTGATGCGTTCATCAATTTTTTCTTCCATCTTCTTCTCGTTCACCCAGTCAGTGAGGAGCGTAGCCCCCATACCTACTGCGGTAGCGACAAGACCCAGGATTTTAACTAATTTTGCATTATTCATAAAGCGAAACCTCCTTTTCGTTTTCATAAAGTGAAATGTATTTTTTGCGAACTTACAGATCTTCCATCCACTCGGCTGTCGGCTCAAAAACCATGTCAATGACATAGATCTCCATGCCGTCATCCAAAGTGAGTCGGTGATGATTAAAGTCGATCCAATAAATATCACCATTACAGCTTGGCCATCCTACGGCATCTCCGAGTTCCGTCTTTTCAAGTCCGAGAAACTCGTAAAAATCATTTAGAGAAATAACATCTGCAAACATGAAATTGCGGTTCAGATGGTACTCAGCCTGAACGACCTTCTCGATGGTTGACTCAAAATATCTTTGTGAAAAGCTATCGTAGAAAGTGCGGGAGACTTCTGGCTCCATGCCTTCACCAAAATCGAGAGAAGAATCGTACCAACCTCCATTAGCAGAGATACTGATGTCCTTGCACTTTTCTTTGGCGATAGAATCTACGATAGCATTATGTGCTTCTTCTCCATAGAGTTCTTTCAGCTTGTCCTTATATTCCTTATAAGAACTTTGGACGAGAGCATACGCACTTATTAGTGCTGCCTGTTGGCGTCGATTTAAGGCATTGGCACCCATAATGCAAGCGATAGTAGAAGCTCCAAATGCCACTGCCGGAATATAACATTTCCACGCAGCGATGAACGCCTCTTTCTTGGTGTACGCATATGGATCGCCATCATGCTTTTTGCGACTGTCTGCATAAACTAACGCTACTGCTCGTGGGGTCGCTTTGGCTGCTGCAATTGCCGTGACTACCACACCGGCTGATGCTACACAAGACAACGCAACAGGTGAGTATTTCCTGATACAAAGCCCTGACTTATATAGCAACTTTTGAATTGCTTGGTTTTTGTTCATGTCTTTTCTCCTTTCATGTTTTTTGTTATTCCATAGCCCTTAGTAGGTCTAAAATGTTCGCTGCCATTTCACTGGCAGATCGAAACATAAGACTCGTGTTTGGATTCACCATCGCATATTTAGCGGTCTTCATCATAAATTCATGCGTAAGCTTACAGAATTCATCAATAGACCCTTCTCTTCGGGGGTAAATCTGTTCGGCGATAAAATCTCTGAGCTCATCGACAGCCCATTGTGAGTAACTCGCTTTTTTATAATCTTCAGTCCATTTACCAAACAAAGGCGGCAGCCAAGCGTCCATGCGGTACATGTCATACAAGATTAAATCAAGCTGATCGATGCTCATGTCTTTTCTCCTTTCATGTGAAAATAAAAAGCAAGAGAGACTGTATCGGATTCGAACCGACGACCTCCACGGAAGTGTGGCGCTCTACCAACTGAGCTAACCCGTCTCTCATAATAAGACTTGTAAATTTCGCGCGGCAAAAGAAAAGAGCCGTTGTTAGCAGCTCCTTTCAGATTTTACAAACCAATACTTTTCAGGATTTTAGTAAGTTCATCTTTCTCAAGATCGGCATCTATATCCAGATGAACATGCGTCTTTCCATCAACGACTGTGGCTTTTACCTCATTCAAATTCAGTTTTACATCGTAACCAAATTTCTTTCGGATTGCCAAACTCGCCAATTTCGAGATAATGCTCGTAGTGAATTTAGAACCAATTTTCATTTCGTCCATGCTCCTTTTACTCCTTTCGAATAGCATCGTTTTCCATAATAGGAGTTGTAATTTTGGCGAAAAGAAAAGAGCCGTTGTTAGCGGCTCAATCCTCAATAAATCCAGTTTTCTTTTGCAAAGAACAACGGTATTGCGATAAACGCAAAGAATACTAATGCTGTTGCATCTTTGTCGATAAGTACCGGTAAGTACCCACAAATAAGTAATACTATAGCATATAGCTTGTTCTTTAGTGTTTTCATAATCCATGTCTCCCTTCAAAATTCAATGGTTTTTCATAAAGGGAGATGCGTTTTTTGCGCTTAGATATCCCGTCTATCGAATACGGTTTCCCATCGTTCTTTCTGAATAGGCTTCATTTTTAATGCCCACATAATTTGGCGAACCGTTACAGTAGGGTATAGTCCGTCCGTACAAGTCCCAGCCCTCATTTCAAAGTATTCTCGAAAATCAGGGTGCAAATATAAAGCGTCAGTAATCCAAGGGTCAACTTCGCTCCACCATGTACTTTTCGTCTCGGAATCAAATCGTTGCTGAATTACTGCTAAACCTCTTTCTTCAATTCTGTAGAGAGTGCAGCTATTGTAAACCGGATGCTCACAAATATAACGCTCACCATACAAGGTCAAGTAAATTTTCGGTTTGTCAAAATGGTATCGCATATCCATCACCTATAAAAAGAAAAGAGAAAGAGCCCTCGTCAGGACTCCTTCCCCTTTGCTAATAGTCTTAATTAGTCGTCGCAGATCTGATCTCTGGTCGGATATAGAGCATCATATTCTTCATCGTTCTCCATACCGTAATGCTCTAAATCGACGGAGTGACCGCAAGCAGGGCATACTAAAGTATCTTCCCACTCATCTTCAAATTCCATAAGTCCTCCGCATTCACTGCAAATATACCGTCCAGTAAGTAAACCGTCTCTCTGCGCGTCGTTAAAAAAGCTCATTGCAAATTACCTCCTTGATATTGTGTGGCACTATTAAGTATAGCGACCATCAGTATTTTATCAAGAGATAAAAAGCACTTTTACATCTCTCACAATAGCCCATGTAATTTTCGAGCAGGAGAAAAACGAAGAGAACGTGTTATATACACGAACTCTCCGCTTTTGGAACCGGTTTATTTCTTAGTCGGTCTGAATCGACTGAATAAACCTCTGAATGTCTGGGAGGTGAAAGTTCCGTCCTGTTCGAACTTGAGACCTCGTCTCATCCAAACGCCGTAGAACATCAACGGCAGCACCAGCTCAGCGGCAGCCATACCAAATCTGAAGTATCGATCTTTGACAGACTCTGCCATTTGAGCCGTCTTGGACTCTTGATCGATTTCACGATTCTCGATCTTGTCCAGACGCTCATAGGTATTCTTATCCTCTTCGAGCTTCAGTTTGTACAGCTTCGTCAAGCTATCCACTGCTGTGGTATGCTCCTGACTTCCGGATTTGAGAGATCCCAAGCGTTTAATTTCGGCTTTGATCTCCTCTTCCAACAAACTTCTGTTTTCTTCACCCATATTCGTTTCTCCTTTCGTTTTAATAGGGTTCCATAAAAGGAAGTGTTATTTGTGCGGAATAAAGTCTTCACGCTTCACTTCCAATAGGACAGTTCGTTGAGTTACAATTTCATTAACGCTCTTTTTCAGTTCAAGAAAAAGATAGGGCCCGTCCGGATCAGACTTGTCAATACGCAGAAAACCGACAGGATGCTTTCGACGAATGATAGATGAGACGGCAAACCCAATCAAGATTCCGACAACTACATAAATGACTTCCATAATGATCTCCTTTCGAATTGTTTTTCAAAATTTCAACCCGGGGGTTTTTCCAGATACTAATTTAACACATATACCTGTCACCTCCATCCGGGTTTTAATCTAAGTTAGAAAAAAGAAAGAGCCAATGCTATAGTGCATCAGCTCTCACTTCTCCATAAAGGACACTGTTATTCTTGCGAACCCTCGTAGACGATCTTCTTCCGTAAGTCAGACCAGGTTATATATCGGTCTTTACGGCATACGGGGCAATAGAACTTGCTTACTTTACCTCCGATGTCTGTCAGCTCACTGCTGTCGGCTTCAAGCCTACTCTGGCAATTCGGGCAGTTGAAGCGATAGACTTTTTTCACTGCAATATCTACAATCTTCATTACTGTCTCTCCTTACTAAGTAGCCAGAAAAACCGTCTGTACAAGTCGTAATAAACATCCTTGCAACATGGGATGCCGGTTCTGGCTTTCAAATGGTCGTATGAAATACCCTCCGTTATAGCTTCCAAAATATAACATGAAAGCTCTTCGTCCGTTTCTTTTGCAACCTGTTCCACCATCTTCATGCGATCGGCATAGTACAGCCTCTCATCAATGTGCTTGGTAACGGGATCACTAACAACATTCGTTTTGCAGGGCGGCACTAATTGAGGCCATGAACCCGGATAGTCTATCAACGAATTGTACGCATGACGCCACAACGGGTATTGCAAGCAGAAATGCTTCAATTCGTAATAGCGGTGTTTCTCGATCCAGTAACGATTAGTCTCGGAAAGTTCTGGACGTATCAATGTACTCATGCGCGTTCACCCCTCCATACATAGCCGGTCTCCTGCCAGAGGAGCTTAGGCGAAATATAAAAGTTGATGCGTCCGTACTTAGAGTTCATTTCCTCTAAATTCGTAACGAGCTTCCCACTCCGAGTAGCTTTTCCGATCGGCAGCCACCCAGATACGATGCCGGCTCGAATCCAGGATGCGTCTTTCCCGTAGACTCGTGCTGCAACTGCCACCGGGACAGACCCCGATGCAAATATAATTTCTTCCATTGGCGTTTGCCTCCTTTCAATCGCTATTTTAGGTTAGGAACGGCTGTTAGTAAAAACAACCTCGGTGGAAACAAGCGCCAGCGAATCATAGTCATTTCACAAGGATAATCTTCAAACCCCAAAGTTTCACAAGTAATAAGACCTTCGAGCACGCCGATAATAATATCTGCTTCATACTGTTTATACGGAAATATAAAGTCAGGAAGCTCTCGATGAACTGCATGGCATTTACAGCACCGAAGTCTTCTAATAGCTACCCATTTTTTGTTTCCGAATTTCGTCCGTACCAATCTTTGAACATGATCGTAGTATTTAAGCTGCCCTCCACATTTGGGGCAAATTGATTGGTTATCACTAATCATATCTCATTTCTCCCTAAACTAATAAGAAAAGTTGGAATGTAGGAGTTGACATTCCTACACTTATGATATATGATTACTAATAGCAAATCAATGGGGAAGGTGATAATAATGCTGATAAAATGTCCTGAATGCGAATTACAAGTAAGCGACAAAGCAGTTTCTTGTCCTCACTGTGGGTTTCCATTACAGCCAAATATAAAGCCAAGAAAACCTCGAAATAAGAACAATAAACGCCGTAGACTGCCAAATGGTTTCGGGCAGATCAGTGAGATCAAGAATCGGAATCTCCGCAATCCATTTCGAGCTATGATAAGTGTCGGAAAGGATTCGAACGGACGGCCTATCTGTAAACCTCTTAAACCGGAGTCCTATTTTCCAACATACAACGATGCATACGCTGCTCTCGTCGAGTACAATAAGAACCCTTACGACCTTGAACCGTCTATCACTATGAAAGAGCTTTACGAGAAATGGCTTGCCGAATACGAGAAGACAGTTAAAAGCACTCGTTCGGTAGCTTCAGCATGGGGGTATTGCTCGGCCGTATATGATATGCGAGTCAAAGATGTCCGCGCTCGTCATGTAAAAGGTTGTATGGATGAAGGCATATCGAAGGTTCGAGGCAAAGAAAAAACACCAAGTGCATCCATGAAGAACCAGATTAAGTCTTTGTTTAACTTGATGTTGGATTATGCCTTGGAGTATGAGCTTGTTGACCGAAACTATTCGCGAACTTTTAACCTCAGTGAGGAAACAATCAAAGAAATCGTCACAGTTAAGAACGAGCATATTCCTTTTACGGACGAAGAGATGGACTTGCTTTGGAAACACGCTGATGATAAAATGCTTGTAGATGTCCTGCTCATTCAGTGCTATTCTGGTTGGCGACCCCAGGAACTTGGTTTGCTGGAATTAAAGAATGTGGATTTGGAAAACTGGACTTTCCGAGGCGGTATCAAAACAGATGCCGGTACAGATCGTGTGGTTCCAATTCACTCGAAGATTCGTCATTTGGTTGAGCGAAAATATAAAGAGGCTCAGGAACTTGGAAGTCTGTACCTGCTCAACTATGTTAATTCGAATGCTCGTAGCAAAAACACTGCACTTACTTATGCTCGATACCAAAAAGGCTTTGGTATGATTCGAGACGAATTGAATTTGAACCCTGAGCATAGACCGCATGATGGTCGTAAACATTTTGTGACGATGGCTAAGAAGTACGGCGTTGACGAGTACGCAATCAAATATATGGTCGGTCACAAGATCTCTGACATCACCGAAAAGGTTTACACCCAGAGAGAATTTGAGTGGTTGAAAGATGAAATCGAAAAAATAAAATAGCTTGTAAAAACAAAGAAAAGCCTCCCCGAAGTGGGAGCACCAACAAAGGCACTCAGCACAACGAGGAGGCTGACTTTGTGTAGGAATATAGATGTAGGA